CCTCTCAAAGTTGCTTTGTGAATTTGTGCAGATACTTGATTGATTGATGTGATTAATGTTTGATTCCAGTCTTTTTGAGTGTAAGGGATAGCCTGTGAACCCAATCTCTTCCAACCATTATAATCCCAACGTAAATTCCAAGCAGCACCTTTTCTAAGGTCACGAAGGATTTCTCTATCAATTTCAGCAGCAATTTGCTCTGACAATAAAGCAGTTAATTCTGCTTCTGCATCAATATTGTGGAATGCTGCAACGTCTTGTGCCATTTCTGGTGACCATTGAGCTCTTAACTTTCTTTCTGTAACAGAAACTGTAACTGATTGTAAATCAAAAGAAACTTCACCAATTTTATCTTCAAATTCTAAACTTTTGTAAATTCTATAAGATATACCAAAATCTGATAAACCAGTACCACCAGAAATTGTTGTTGTAAATCCTGTATAACCATCTAATGAATCAGCACCAACTGTTGCTGGTCTTTGTAAATCAACTTCAATATACATAACACCCTCTGGTGTAGTTAAATCATTAAATCCACCACCACCAGTTCTACTACCAGGGAATGATAATGTTCTATCTCCACCATACTGAACAATTCCTTTTCCATATTTTTGTGTAACAATTCTAAACAATAATGGATTACCAAGTCCAGATGCTGTTGTAACTCCAGAGAATGCACCTGTTGTTGTTGCAGTAACTGTTAATCCAGCCAAGAAACTCTCATTATCAACTGGATGTCCATCAGGGCCAATTAATTTACCTTCACCATCAGATCCAAAGCCTGTCACAGCCAATAACACTCTTCTATAATTACCTGCTGAATAACCTGAAGTAACTAATTCATTTGTACTAGCACTCCAAACAACTGTAGCAGCACTTGCAGTAACAGCACTATATTGACCTTTTGAATAATCAAAAAGACCCTCTGGGTTCAAACCTGGCTCATTACCTTCATAAAATCTATCATATAGATTCTTGCTACCATCATTATAACCAACAGCAGGGTTTGTAGATGCGTTACCTGGCGCACCATATGGCTGATAATGATCAGTACCATTGTATGATTGAATTTGCGGTACAAAGAAGAACAGTTTACCAATTGGTAAATTCATCGCCTGTACAGATACAATATCATTTGCCAATAATTTAGAGAATACTCTCCTTACAATTGGGAAAACAACAGTTTCAAACGCACCAGTATCAGATGTACTAGCCGCCTCATTTATAAGATATGATGCTTGGTTTTCATATAACTGTGCAACATTCTCTTTTAGGTGGCCTTTAAGACCTTCAAGGAATCCTAATTTATTCCATTTGTTAATAGTATCTTCTTTGATAACTTTTAGGTGTTTCAACCCAATATTACCAACAAGACCTGATTCTAATAATGCTCCCATTTTTTTTTATTTGTTTTTTTTATTTATTAACCTAATTTACCCATTAAATCTTTCATCCTCAAAAACTGTGGATTTTCATAAGTTTTGGATTCAATTAAGTTAGCAGATGAACCTGTTGATGCAACATTTGAAATCTTACGATTAACAGATTCATTTAAAGACGTATTTGAGTCTTTTGACAATTCATTATTGATAATACTATATAAGTTTTTTGATTCTTGTAATGATTGAATGTTGTCAAAACGTCTTAAAATGTTTATTTTTTCTTTTTTTGTTGTTGAGTGTTCAGTGAACAATCTTGTTGCATATGCCAAATTAGCATTGAAAACTGCAACATCATTTAGTTTCTCTCTAAAGATATTTAGTGATTTTTTATAATCACTATTTCTTTGTTTTAACTCTAAAACTTGGTCTTCTAAAGACTCTAAATTCAAATTTCTATTTGGTGTAATGCCTTTTCTAAGACCCCTACCAGCTTTGCTTCCCATACCATAAGTTCTTGATGCTTCTTTGGTTTCTTGTTTTTTACCAGGAGTTACTTTTTTCATCTTGCCATCAATATTTGCAGCAGACTTATCATAGTCAAACTTGGCTTTTCCTGTCACCATTTTTTTAGGACCTTCTTTCATTTTTTCATTAAAACCATTTTTAGCCATCTTGTACTTAAATTTGGAAGCCTTTTTAGCTTCACCTAAATAGTCATATTCTTCAGATGTTTCACTTTTACCTGCGACACATCCATTAAATTCTAATACTTTCAATATACTTCCAGCATCTTTAACACCATATTCTTCTATGAAATCACTAACTGAGAAATTATCACAGTCAACTTTAATATCACTTAATTCATCTTCCATACCCATATCATCTTCCATATCATCTTCCATATCATATTCATCCTCATCTTCCATTTGTTCATTTATTTCAATTTCATAAATAATGTCAGAATTTTTAGTTCTAGTTTTTTCAAAAATTTTATCAATGGTTGATTGAGTATCATCTTCATACATTTCACCCATTTCATCATCATCATCTTCATAATCCATATCATATTCATCCTCATCTTCCATATCCATATCAGGCATTTCACCCCCCATATCATCCATACCTTCCATTTCATCATCATCTTCCATATCCATTTCATCCTCATCTTCCATATCCTCATCACCAAATTCACTTATTTGTTCACCTAGTCTTATTAAATATTCATCACCATCATCAGTTAAAGAAATGTCTCCACCATCTTTACTAACAACTATACCATCTTCATCACCCATTGCTTTAAATACTTTTAAAAGTTCACTTTGTGAAGCCCCCCTCATATCGATGACATCATCATCCATTTCCATATCATCCTCGTCTTCCATTTCATATTCATCTTCATCATCCATTTCCATGTCATCTTCATCATCTATGTCCATTTCCATATCATCTTCAGAGTCCATATCCATTTCCATATCATCTTCATCTGCTTGCTCATTTAAAGATTCTTTAACTAATTCTTCGATTTCTTCCTTCATTGTTGAAGCAAGTATTCCTTTTGCGTTTTCTGCAAGCACATCTTCAATTTGTTTCATTTGAATTAGCGCTTCTTCTACTAAGTTTTTTTCAGATTGCATAATTTTTTTATTTATTTTTATTATAAATATACAGAAAAGCAAAAAAGTTACTATTTGATAGCAACTTTTTATAAAATAAAAAACCCCTAACATTTTTTATGCTAGGGGTTTATAATAAAAACAATTAGTTTTTATTGAAAAACTTCATCAATTTTTGATTCTGACACAGCAGTTATTCTCCAGTCTTGTGTGAAATTTTGATACTTTTCAGTAACTTTTGCTTCAACATCTGTAACAGAATAACCCTTCACTAGTTTTTCTTCTCTTACTTTTTTCATTTTACCAGTATTCTCATCAGGTAGAGAAAAAGTTAATCTGGCAACAAAGAATTTTTCATCCATAGGTATTGTTTTTTATTTGTTTGTATAAATATAGTTGTTTTTTTTGTAAAATCAAATTTTTTAATCTCTAATTATTGGCCCTTTTATAACTCCAGGCTTAACCATTTTTCTTAATTCTTCATTTGAATATTTTTCTAATGGTGTTCCAGCAATATCCAACCCACCTTTAACTATCAAACCTTTTGGTAATGTTTCTATTTTTGTAAAGGATAATATTAACTCTCCCCCAATTTTAACTCCTTGGGGTAATGATTTTATTTGGCTATTAAATAAATTTAAATCTCCACCAACAAACAATCCTTCCCCAATGGAAATTATTCGTTTTGGTGATAATTGAATGCTGTCCCCAACTTTTAATCCTTTTGGTAGTGAGTTTATGGCATCACAACCAATTATGTTTAAATGACCACCAACTTGTAAATCATCTGGCAATGAGGTTATTTTTGAAAAGGTTAACATCAAATCACCCACAACTTTTAAACCATTTGGCAAGGAGGTTATTGGTGAATTTTCTAAATGTAAATCACCTTTAAAAGTCAAATCTTCTTCTGTCAATGGCATATCATTTTTCAATTTCCAAAATAATGGTAAATTTTGTTCGCCCTTTTGTTTGATAAATTCAAATATCTTTCCTAATGTTTCTTCTTTCATTTTAATATATGTTACCTATATAGCCATCTGGTTTTACCATGTTTAATATTTTCTCATCTGACATTCTTCCTAATGGTGTACCACCAAGCCATATATTACCCCGAACTTTTAAATCTTTTGGTAGGGATTTTAAATTTTCACAATCTTGTAACTGCAAATCACCACCAACTCTTAAACCTTTTGGTAATTTTTTTATTGGTGTGGCATTTAACAATAAATTACGTTTAACATATAACCCTGCTGGCAATTGTTCTATGTCTTCCCCTTGTAAATCCAAATCACCTTTGACATATAATTGTTCTTTAGTAAAGGGGATTTTATTCATCATTTTCCATTTTATGGATAATTTTTTTTCATTTACTTCAAGGAAATTAAA